GGAAAAGAAGGAGTAGTTACTGCTGGTGGAACAGGTGTTGGGGAACTAACAGGTTTCACACTAGAAACTACTGCTGATGTTGTAGAAGATACAGCTTTAACAGATGCAACTAAATCATTTATAACAGGTAGAACATCTTTCTCAGGAACTTTAGAAATGAGTTATGATGAAACTGATTCTCCACAACAAACATTAACTGTTGGAAGTTCTATAGCATTTGTAGTGCTACCTGAGGGTAATACTTCAGGGGATGAGAAGTTCTCAGGCACAGGAATTATTACAGGAATGTCAGTTACTAATGGAATGGATGCAGTAGTTACTAGATCAGTTACTTTTCAAGGCACAGGAGCATTAACTAGAGCAACTGTATAATATTAATTTATGAAATTAATAGATTCTGCTAAATCACATTTTGAATCTCTAGGTGTTCAACACATAGAGGTAGAGGAATGGAAAGATGAAGCTGGTAAGCCAAGTGTAATATATTGGAATCCAATGAATTTATCTGAAAAAAATAAATTATTTAAAAAATCAGATAATTTAAGTGATGTCAGTATTCTTGCTGATATAGTAGTAATGAAAGCTATTGATAAAGATGGCAATAAATTATTTACCTTAGAAGATAAACTTGCTTTGATGCACAAAGTAGATTCTGATGTACTTTCAAGAATAGCGACAGCTATGGTACAAGCAATCACTCCTGAAGAAGTAAAAAAAAACTAAAATCTACACCTGAATTAAAAAATTTACTTATAGTAGCCGATAGGTTAAAAATACCTTTATCTGAACTTTTAAAAATGGAAGTTTGGGAATATAATCATTGGCTTGGTTATCTTTATAATGAAGCTGAAGAACGAGAACAAGCTATGATCAAAACAAGGCACAAATAATGGCACAAAACCTTAAAATTAATATACTTGCAAAGGATAAAACAAAACAAGCCTTTAATGGTATAAGAGGTAGATTACAAAAACTTAAAGACTCAGTAATATCAGTTAAAGGTGCAATAATAGGAGTTGGTGCTGGTTTAGTAATTAAATCATTTGTTAATGTTGGTAAAAATGTTGAGGACTTACAAGTAAGATTAAAACAATTATTTGGAAGCACACAAGAGGGAGCAAAAGCATTTGATGAAATGGCAAAATTTGCTTCTAAAGTTCCTTTTTCTTTAGAGCAAATACAAAACGCATCAGGTAACTTGGCAGTTGTTTCAGGTAATGCCGAAAGACTTTCAAAGATATTAGAGATTACAGGTAATGTTGCATCAGTAACAGGATTAGATTTTCAAACTACTGCTGAACAAATACAAAGAGCATTTGCTGGTGGTATAGCTTCAGCAGATATATTTAGAGAAAAAGGTGTTAGAGATTTATTAGGTTTTAAAGCTGGTGCAACTGTATCAGCAGAAGAAACAATCAAAGCATTTGAAAAAGTATTTGGTAAAGGTGGTAAATTTGGTGGTGCAACAGATGAATTATCAAGAACATTTACAGGTGTTCTATCTATGCTTGGAGATAGTTTATTTAATTTTAAAAAGAGAGTAGCAGATGCAGATTTCTTTGATGCTATTAAAAAAGAATTTAAAGACTTAGATGATTTTATAAAAGAAAATCAAGATACATTTAATGATATAGCTGATGCAATAGGATTTGTTTTAACAGGTGCAGTAAAAGTTTTATCTGCTGGTATAAAAGGATTAGCAAAAGCAACAGAAATACTAACAGGTGCATATGAAAGTTTAGTTAAACTTGTAAATGCAATATTACCAAAAGCATTAGAATTTAATATTGTCACAAAAGCACAAAGAAAATTACAAAGAGAAATAGCTGATTTAGAAAAAGAACGATTTGAAAGAATGGGTCGTATTCTTGAAGAACAAAACAAAACAAATATTTCTCTTTCAAAACAAAAAGAAGTTTTAGTTGATGTAGATAAAGTAAGACAAGCTATTCAAAAAGCAAAAGATAAAGAGGATAAATTAGAACTATTTATTTTATCAGAGAAAAATAAAAAAAGATTAGAATTTAACGAACTAATTAACAAAGGTGTAGAAAAACACAAAGAGCAAAATGATATTTTAAGATCAGTTGGAGATAAATTAAGAGAACATAATGAATCTTTTAGCATAACTGACACTATTTTTGAATCTATTACAGGTGCTACATCAAGTTTTTCAAGAACATTAGCAGAAGCTTTAGTATTAGGTAAATCAATAAACAAATCATTTAAAGAATTAGCACAAGGATTGTTAGTAGATATTGTTGCTAAGATGATTGAAAGAATTGCTTTACTTACAATAGAAAAATTTATTGTTGATAAGATATTTAAACAAGACACAGACAAACTTAAAATGGAAAAAAACATCACTAAAGAAAAACAAAAACAAGTTATGCTTCAAGCTTTACTTATGGCTATGGGTGGTGGTAGTGGTGGTGGTGGATTCAAACTATTTGCTTCAGGTGGTGCTGTAAGAAAAGGACAGCCAACTATTGTAGGAGAACAAGGTGCTGAAATGTTTATACCAAACTCATCAGGTCAAATAACACAATCAGCTAGAGGTACAGGTGGTGGTGGAGTTAATGTGAACTTTACAATCAATACAATAGATTCAAGAGGGTTTGACCAAGCACTTATAGAAAACAGAGGAACAATATCATCTATTATTAATAGTGCTTTGGCTGAAAAAGGTAGAGGAGAGTTAATATAATGGCTGGTGCATTTCCAATATCTACTGCTAGTTTTGAAACATTAGGAATAAGATCATCACAAGATACACTTATATCAAAATCTATATCAGGTAAAAAACTTGCAAGACAAGTTGGTAATCAAAAATTTAGTTTTACAGCTAGAATTATTGTAGCAAAAAGATCAGATGTGTATGGAGAATTGATGGCTTTTATAATGAAGCAAAGATCACGAAAAGAAAACTTTACAATAATCCCACCTGAAATAGAAGATGCTAGAGGTAATGTTAGTGGAACAGTATTAGTAAATGGTGTCCACGCAGTAGGAGATACAACAATCGCAGTTGATGGCATGACAGGAACTTTAAAAGCTGGAGACTATGTTAAGTTTGCATCTCATACTAAAGTTTATATGGTTGTTGCAGATGTAACAGCAGATGGCTCAAATGAAGCTACTTTAACAATAGAGCCACCTTTATTAACAGCATTAGCAAATGATTCTGTAGTTACTTATGATAATGTTCCTTTTACTGTCCATCTTACAAATGATATGCAAGAGTTCGGTGTAGCTGGTGCAGATAACAATGGTAATTTACTATATCAATTTGAGTTGGATGTTGAAGAAACTCTTTAATGAAAAAATACAAAATTACTCACTTAATTAGTGCAGACTTTGAAGCAACTGTAATTGTTAATGAAGATGAAATAGATACTAATTTAAACGATTTAAAGGAGTATAAAAAACCTGATAGTAAATTTAATTTTACCATGATAAAAGGTACAGAAAGCATAACAAGAACATATTACGAGGAACATGGCGAGAACATTAACGACAGCACTAAAAAACGAATTATTAACAAATGAAATAGTACCATTTCATTTACTTACTATTGGCTTTTCTACACCTGTAAATATTACTGATAATAGCTTTGATTTAACATCATCAATATCAGGCTCTAGTGTAACTTACACATCATCTCCATTTTTAGTATCTTTACCACAATTTGAAGAACAAACTGATATTACAAAAGTATCTTTAAATTTAGTATTATCAGGTGCAGATCAAACATTTATATCTACAGTTTTAAATGAGAATATAGTTAATGATACTGTCACTATTTTTAGAGGATTGTTAGACTCAAACAATTCTATTATAGCAGACCCAATATTATTATACTCAGGAAATATAGATACATTTGATATTGCTGAGTCTGAAACAGAGTCTAATGTTCAGCTTACTGTAGTATCTCATTGGGCAGATTTTGAAAAGAAGTCAGGTAGAAAAACAAATAATAGTTCACAACAAAGATTTTTTAGTACAGATGTTGGTATGAATTTTAGTTCTCAAACAGTATTAGATATTAAGTGGGGTAGAAAGTAATGACAACTTTTGACGAGATTATTAATTTTTACAAATCATTTAATAGATACAAAAACAATACATATGAAGAATTATATTATCATATAGAGCAATCAATTAATTTTAATCAATACAAAATATTTAAAGATAAAGAAATATATGGATTTACAAATTGGGCATATGTAGATCAACAAACAGAAGATAATTTTTTACATACAGGTATTATTGATAATTGGAGATGTGGAGATATTATGTTGCATATTGATTTTATAGCAACAAAGAATATTAGAAACATTATGAGTTGGTTAAAAAACAATGCAACAAAAACATTAGGATTAAATAAAACAATACATTGGGCAAGATTAAATAGTAATAATAAAGTAAGAAAAATTATGAAGCAAACAACAAAGGATAGTTGGTTATGGGTGGAGTAGTAAAAGCTGTAGTAGGAGTAGTTAAAACAGTTTCTAAAGTTGTTAAATTTAGTAAATTTTTAAGTAATATAAACCCATTTGTAGCTTTAGGTGTATTTGCTGTTGGTTGGTTATTTATGCGATCAATGAAACCACCTGAAGTACCTGACTTTGGAACTAATGATTTTGAACAACAAGAACGAGGAATATTACTTAATAAACAATCAAATAACTCAAACATACCTGTAATTTATGGAGAAAGACTTGTAGGTGGAACAAGAGTATTTATAGAAACATCAGGTACAGATAATGAGTTTTTATATGTTGCTTTAGTATTGTCAGAGGGAGAAATAAACTCAATAGAAGAAATAAGAATTGATGACAAAGTAGTGACTTTTGAT